GGTGCAGCGCGAGAGCTACGACGCACGAATGGCCTATGACATCATTGGCTATCTGCCGCTGGGATGTAGCCCCGACGAAGCCCCGTCATATTTAAGCAAGATGATTCGCACCTTCCCGCGAGAAGACATCCAGCGGTTGACCGACTCCGTGGAGAACTACAACACGGGGATGATGTCTGCGGCGATGGACAGTGCCATTGGGGAAGTGCTGGATAGTGCCGATCCGTCTACCATGCGGCGTGGCCGTGGACGCCCTCGTAAAGTGAGCTAAGGAGAAGTATGGCAACCGTCACCCTCGGACAGTTGGTTACCGACACCCGCGAGTACATGGATGCGGTTGGCTCGACACGGTGGTCAGACGACACAATTAAACTCGTCCTGAACAACGTCTTTGACAGCGAGTGGTCCAACATCCTGAACGCTGCGCCATACTATCGGTTTGCGATCCGTCAGGTGACCACGGACGCCAGCGGCCAGTTCGCGTTTACCACGCTGAACAGCGGGTCTGGCGACACGGCGCAGAACTTCTACCGCATCCTATCCGTCAGCGACGGCAACGTGCTGTATGGGCAGACACGGTATCAAGATGTGCCGTTGGCGACGACGAGTAATTACCTGCCGACCTACCCCCGTCTGTATTACATCGCGGGGCAGGCGGTACAGGCGTTGCCCGTGTCGTCGGCGCTGGGGCTGTATGTCGGCGTGAACTACAAGCCCACGGCTATTGCTGATCTGGTGGGTGATGCCAGTATCATCGACTATCCTGCCAACGCGCATCTGGTGTTGGTGTGGCAGGCGGCTGCTCTCCTCCTCCTCAAAGGTGGCACGGAAGCGGCGGCAGCAGCCAACCTGAAGGCGATGGCCGACGATGACCGCAAGTCGCTCCTCGACGACATTCGTCGCATGACGATCAACCCGACGATGATGGCCTATCCAGATGTGAAGTATGACTGGAGTGGCGGTTAATGGCAGGCCGTGAGAAGGTCGTAGACCAGCAGCCCAAGTTTGATGGGGGGCTGAATAGCGTGTCGGATGACGCGAGTGTGCTGCCCAACCAGATGCGAAGGGCGGACAATGCGCGGCTGACAGACTATGGGGCCGTCACGAAGCGGGGTGGGACGAAGCGGACCACCGCCTCTCCCATTGCTGCGGCCAGTGTCCTGAACGGATACACATGGCGGAAGGATGGTGGGACGCAAGAGTTGATGATTGTCTGCAACGGGCTGCTGCATACGTCCACCTATTTGTCTACCTACCCGTGGACATGGACCGCCCGTACTGGTGCATTGTCTACGACGGTCACTCCGTCGTTTGTGCAGTTCCGTGATGCCACGGCAGATGTGGTCTACATCGCGGACGGCGGCCTGCTGAACGTGTGGAACGGCACCACGTTGACGACTAACATCGTCGGCACCCTTGATGTTACCAATCTTGCGGTCCATAACCAGCGGTTGTGGGGATGCGGCAACGCTACCTACCCCGACTCGATTTTCTATTCGGCGCTGAACAACGGCGACACACTTGCCAACGGCGCAGCGGGTGGTGGGCAGATTGTCGTCCGCACTTTCTCCGATGAAACGGTCGTTGGGGTGGCCTCAGTCAACACCTCGTTGCTAATCTTTCACCGTCGCGGTATTAGCCGTTTGACAGGCTACGGGCAGGACGACATCACCGTCGCCCCGCAGGGTTTGACCGCAGACGTTGGCACCATTGCTCCACGCTCCATTGTCAGCATTGGCAATCTCGGGTTCTTCGTGTCTGAACGGGGGCTGTACTCCTGCAACGAATCAGAAGTGTCGGCAGTCGGTACGGTAGACACGCCTGACCCCCTCTTGCCGGTCATTCGGAATCTGACCTCGGCACAGGTGGCAAACATCAGCGCAACGTTCAACCGTGCGACCCGTGAGTTGTGGATCAACGTGCCCGCGTATGGCGTGTACGTCTATCACACGGTGCTTCGGGCATGGTCTGGGCCGTGGGAGTCTGGGTTCTTGGACCCTGCCACGACCACCCTGTTTGACAGCATTGATTCGGATGGACTGCCTGCCCTGCTTCGGGGTGATGAGGATGGGTATGTCACAACCTGCGATGAGACGGGGGTGGTCGTTGATAACCAACTGTCTAATGGCACGGGTGGGACTCCGTATACCATGACCATCCAGATGCACCGGATGTATTGTGGGGACGATGCGTTGGCAAAGTCGCTCCGCTTTGGGTACATCACGGCATCGCTCGACAGCTCTTCGTCAACCATCATCAAGTGGGTGACAGACTCCACCACGGACACCTATACCCTGCCGACCACCTTCGTCTCAAGTCGATGGGGCACTGGTATCTGGGGATACGGGCTGTGGGGTAGCGCCAACAGCAGCAACTACCGTGTGCAAATGAGCGGCACGGGGTACTACATCGACGTATCTATTATCGACGCGGGTCAAACGATCCCTATCTTTGGCCGCTTCCAGTTAGAAACTTTTGCCCTTGGGAGGCGCTAGTGGCGCAAACAATCGGTCAGCATGGCGTTGCCGCCTTTACCAGTCCGGTCAATGGCGACCTACTCAACGCAACGGTCGTCCTTAGCAACGACAACACTACCCGCAGTGCCTACGTCGATCACGACATCGACAGTGGCATCCATGTGCAGTCGTCGCTGTTAGCCGCTCGTCCTGCGGCGGGCACGGCTGGACGGAAGTGGATGACCACGGACACTGGCGATGTCAATCTGTGGTTTGATACGGGAACGGCGTGGGAGGAGATTGCCTATGTCCCGTCTGTTGGCGGGAACGCGGCAACCGCAACGGCCCTGCAAACAGGTCGCGCAATTAACGGCGTTACGTTTGATGGTACGGCGGCAATCACGGTGACGGCGGCAGCAGGCACCCTTTCTGGGGCAACGTTGGCCGCTGGTGTCACGGCGAGTTCACTGACAAGCGTTGGAACGCTTGGAAACCTCACGGTGACGAACCCGATCACAGGCAGCGTCACGGGTAACGCGGCCACGGCAACGGCGTTGCAGACGGCGCGCAATATCAACGGTGTGGCGTTTGATGGTACCGCTAACATTACGCTTCCTGCTGGAGCGGCAGATGCCAGTACGCTGACTGGTGCTACGCTGGCCTCTAACGTACTTGCGTCCTCGCTGACCAGCGTGGGAACGCTTACGTCTCTTGGTGTGACGGGAACGGTTACCGCAAGCTCCTTCACGGGAGCAGGAACGGGCCTGACGGGAACAGCGGCCAGTTTAACGGCTGGCGGCAATGCGGTTCTTGGCGCAAACACGTTTACCGCCGCGCAAGAGTGGGCTACCGGCACAGCCATCGCGTCCGCCGCGACCATTAACCTAAACACCGCCACGGGCAATCGTGTCCACATCACGGGCACGACGGCAATCACGGCGGTCACGCTGACCCGTGGCCCCCGCACGGTCATCTTTGACGGCATCCTGACCCTCACCCACAACGCCACAACGAACAACTTGCCGGGTGCGGCGAACATCACTACCGCAGCAAATGACCGAGCGGTGTACGAAAGCGACGGGACGACGGTGTATTGTAGCAGCTATACCAAAGCAAGTGGACAGCCGGTGGTAGGCGCTTCTTCTGTTGTCAACTATCCGCAGTCTATTCAATCCGTAGACTACACCCTCGTCCTTGCTGACGCGGGGTATCAGATATTCCACCCAGCGTCAGATACGGCGGCACGGGTATTTACGATCCCCGCCAACTCCAGCGTCGCCTACACAATCGGCACCGTGCTGGTGTTTGTAAACGAAAGTGGGGCGCGGGGGTTGAGCGTTGCAATCACAACCGATACGCTACGAAGCACCCTGCTAATAACAGGCACTCAGGTTGTCCCTGCTGGCAATACGCTGACAGCGTTAAAAGTAGCGGCTACGTCGTGGCTCTGCTGGCTAGCCACTCCATCGAACCCAACTCGCGCTCTGGCTATTGCTCATAACACCAGCCCATACGTCACAGCATATCCATGGAGTAGTGTAGGGTTTGGATTGAAGTTTGGTAATCCTGCCACATTGCCTACTAATAATGGCGGTGGTGTAGCCTTCTCTCCAAACGGAACAGCACTGGCTGTTGCTCACGAAACCTCCCCTTTCGTCACAGCATATCCATGGAATAATGCAGGATTTGGTACAAAGTTTACGAATCCTGCAACGCTGCCCACTTCTGGGGCTACGGGCATAACGTTTTCGCCAGAAGGAACAGCGTTGGCTGTTACTAATTACAGCCTTACCCCTTTCGTCACAGCATATCCATGGAGTAGTGCAGGATTTGGTACAAAGTTTACTGACCCTGCAACACTGCCTACCGGTGGTGGCAATGGCGTAGCGTTTTCGCCAGCAGGAACAGCGTTAGCTGTCGCTCACGACAACAGCCCTAAAGTCTCGGTGTATGCGTGGAGTGGGTCAGGGTTTGGAACAAAGTTTACAAACCCTGCAACACAGCCTACTAGCGACGGGCGGGGCGTCGCGTTTTCGCCAGCAGGAACAGAGTTAGCTGTTGCTCACTTCTCCACCCCATACGTCACAGCATATCCGTGGAGTGGGTCAGGGTTTGGAACAAAGTTTACAAACCCTGCAACACTGCCTACCGGTAATGGTCGTGCTGTAGCTTTCTCTCCTTCCGGGGCAGACCTAGCGGTCGGCCACGAAATCAGCCCATTTATTAGTGTATATCCATGGAGCAGTGCAGGATTTGGCACAAAGTATGCTAACCCGGCAACCCTGCCTACTAGTACTGGCGCTGGTGTAGCCTTCTCTCCAAGCGGAACGGAACTGGCTGTCGCTCATTTTGGCTCACCAAACATCAGTGCATATCCATGGAGTAGTGCAGGATTTGGTACAAAGTTTACTGACCCTGCAACGTTGCCGACTGGTAGTGGATTTGGTGTAGCGTTTTCTTCGATTTAATCAACAGACATAACATGATCTACTCACAACTTCCCTCCTCATACAAATACGACACCCTCGCCGATGCGATCTACGGGCGCGAGGTGGAGTATTTCCACTACGACTTTGACCGCATCAACTTTGAGCATATTCTCAAAGACCTGCCCGAGTGCGAGTACCGGACAAACCTTGAGAAGCGTCTTGCGGATACCGTCGGCACGATGGCGCAGGTTGAGAGAACCATGGCGGCGTTGCTGGCACAGATCGACGACCCCATCGCGTATGCGGAAGGGGTTGCCCGTGCCATTGAGCGCCGAGAGGCCGCTAAACTGAAGGAGAAGACATGAGATACGTCCAAGCCAGCGGAACGACCTTCCTCCGTCATGTCATTGATAACGGCGAGCCAACGGTGTGGGACGAGAACAACACCGTCCGAGCCAGCCAACTGACCCCAGCAGAGGCGACAACGTTCGGCGTCTCTAAGCTCAAGCTCGTCACGCCTCCCCCGCACAACCCGCTCACGCAGGTTCGTACGGATGCCGACGCCGTGCTGGTGGATGGGGTGTGGACGCAGCAGTGGGTGGTGACGGACAAGTCGGTGGACGAAGTAGAAACGGCCAAGCAAGCCACGTTGAGCGGTCTGCGGCTGACCCGTGACGGGGAGTTGCAAGCCTGCGACTACACGCAGCTCTCCGATGTTCCGCTGCCGACCGAGAAAAAGGCCGAGTGGGCGACCTACCGCCAGCAGTTGCGGGATTATATGGGCGCGGTGATCGACCCGTTCAATCCGCCTGCGTGGCCCATCCCGCCACAGGCGTAACCGATGGCCGTCCTCCTCCCTCTTCATCCGATCAAGACCTTCGCCTCTCCCGTCCTCAACGGGACTGGCACGGTCGATGCCAACACGGTACGGACCAACGACAACATCGCGGGTGCCGCCTTCAACGCGCATGACGCCGATACGTCGATCCATATCCAGTCGGGCACGTTGGCGTTGCGGCCCGTGACGGCGACGGAGGGGAGTGTGTACGTCGGGACGGACACGTTGTTTATGTACATTTTCACCGGCGGGTCGTGGAGTCAGGTGCTATGATGGGATCGAAACGGAAGGCTGTCCTCAAGCGGAG